TATGAGGAGGGCTGGCTGTTGGAAGGTGCAACGCTCAACCCTGCTGACAAGGACAGCGTGAAGCAAGCGGTGAGCCATTGGATCGTTGAGCTGGGTGAGCTTGAGAGCACGTTTAAGAAGTCGGACATCGACATGCTGAAGGCATTTGTAACCAAGAAGACAGACGAGCTGAGGTTGCCTTACGACCGGGCCAGTACGACGTACCAGCGGCGCACAGCGTTCTATGCCAGCGTCAACGCACGCGAGTTCCTGACGGACACCAGCGGCAACCGAAGGTTCTGGGTGATACCGGTCAAGGGTATTGATGTGAACCATGGCGTCGATATGCAGCAGCTCTGGGCTGAGGTGAAGGAGACGATGTACCGGCCCGGTCAGAAGAACTGGTTCCTGAGTCCAGATGAGCGAGCGCAACTGCAGGAGAGTAACGAGTTTTACCGCACGCAGAGCAGCGTGGAGGATCTTATACTTGAGCACGTCAACTTTGGTTCAGCCGATACCAAGCCGGTTCAGATGACCAAACTGTTGAGGGACTTGGGCGTTAAAACGCCGAGGATGGCAGACTTCAAGGACGCTGCCAGAATCCTGTCAGAGCATGGCAAAGAACCAAGACGCAGCTCAGGCCGGAAGATCTACGACCTCTGCTACACCCCCATCGATGACAGTTCCGACAGTTTCGGATTCTCCCCGAAGGGCTGGGACTGACCCCTTAAAACCGATCGAAGATACGGGTGAACAGGGTCGGAGGTGGGGAGGTGATGGTGGGTGCTGGGAGGAAAATGGGAGGGAGGGGTTTAAAAAAAACTCTGCATGGCGACCAAAAAAAAGTGCTATTACGTTTACATGAGGGTTCATGTAAATGGTTGTTTATATCAAAGTGAGAGTCGAGTAAAAAATATGCCACCCTATACACTATAGAGGTATTGATGTAAGTTGTTGATATGAGGGGTTATTACTATAGTAGGAGGTAGTGTACCCTTTTAGAAAAGTATATATATAGAGTAGTGTAAATGGTGATTGGTAGTATTTACATGGTGTTTATATAGGGTATTGCGAAGCACTGTGCACTACCCCCTACACCCTGCAGGAGAAGGAGCGGCGACATGGTAGACTATAAATTCGAGTGGAACTTTGAGCAGGACCGCGAGCAGAACTTCAGGCGATGGTGGGCGTTGAACAACGCGGAACGGGACGCGTACAACGTCGCGCAGGAGCTGGAAGCTGGGGCGCGGGAGATATTCAATCAGATGGAGGCGAGATGGCGGACAGAGGCAGACCAAAGAAGGAACGAGCGCAGTTGGTGGACGTGCCCAAGCAGTTTGACGCAGACAGCGAGTTCGGGCTGACGGAGATGCAGACGGCGTTCGTGTGGCACTACTCGCAAGGCGGGTGTGGCCAAACGGAGGCTGCGCGGAGGGCAGGCTTCAGCTTCCCGGCGATGAGCGCCAGCAAACTGATGAACGGGCGTGATCATCCCAACGTGGTTAAAGCAGTGCGAGCTGAGCAGGAAGAGTTGCGCCAGAAGTACGCCATCACGCCAGAGAAGACCGGCTCGATGCTGTGGAAGATAGCAGAGACCAGCTTCGAGAACGGGGCGTACAACGCCGCTGTAAGCGCGGTGAAGGAACTGAACCAGCTTGCAGGCTTGACGATACAGCGCAGTCAGAATCTCAACATCAACGCCAACCTTGACAGCATGACGAAGGCTGACATCAAGTCACGGTTGAACGAGCTGCTGGGCGTGAGCGATGAGATGAAGGACAATGATCTATGATCGGAAAAGACTATCGATAACCGAAAATCGATAGATCAGATGAATAACCGAGAAAGAGGCCTCTCTTTCTCTGCAGACCGCCCTCGCGGGTTAAATCAGCTTTCCCCCTAATTTTCCCCAAAACCCTTATAAATCAAAGGCTTGCGTCATGACTGACGCTTGGTCTGACCAATCGCTGATCAACGCCAGTGCTCAGAGGCGTCAAAGCCTTCGCTCAAAGCCTCGATCCTCACTGGTTGACCGCCGTGAGGCGCATCCTGAGCGCCCCTGAGCGACGTTCGAGCAAAAACAATGGACCCCTATGGATCGGGTTTTTGACCTTCAGTCAGCCTTGATTTGGACCGTGGCACCCCCCTTTTTCGCGGCTGAGCGATGGCGGATAGCTATAGCTGAGTTCGCCGCATAAGATCGTAAAAAAAATCTCAACGTAAATGGGCACAAGACGTACCTTTTTTTTAAAAATTTTATTTGCTCCCAAAAAAATATGCCTTGTTTGGACCTAAAAATTCGTAACTTATTGTTTCTTAACAAGAAATTCGTAATTTATTTTTTTTAAAAAATGGGAGGGAGGGATAGAAAGTTGTTCTGTAATAACTTTTGAGTATTTTGGCATAGCAATACTGTTATGTTCGCAGAAGTTTCGCAGGCTCCCTCCCATTTTTTATAAAAATTGAAAAAGGGGGTCCCTTGGTGGGCGAATAAGGGAGGAGAGGTCGCCCGGAGGAGTGGGGTCAAGGGACCCCCCCGTTTCAGATTCTCTTGCATGGGACCCCTATTTGCAACAGAATTGCCAAAACTTTACTGGTACTGCCCATGGTTGACTCTCGCAACAAGGGGGCCGCGTATGAACGCGACACTTGCAAGAAGCTAAACGAATTCTTCGCCGAGCATGGTTTTGACATCACCTGCAAGCGGAACCTCGACCAATACCAGACCGCCGACCTCGCCGACATCAAGATCCCGTACCACGCGATTGAGTGCAAAGCGTACAAAGAGGGGTGGTGGTGGCGTCCTGAGTGGTGGAAGCAGGTCAAAGCCGCCTGTGGCAATGACATCCCGGTTCTCATCTACAAGTTCAACAACAAGCAGTCCCGCGTGTGCATCCCCATGTATGCGATTAACCCCGCTCTGCCCCGAGATAACGACCTAACTACCGTGATGACTTTTGATGATTGGCTGGTTATTATGCGTAAGAACTGGGACCACTACGAAAGACTGACCGAGAGTTGATATGGCAAAATTTATTCCCCGCCCTCGCCGCAAAAAGGTCCACAAAGCTGTAAACCCGTTTCACAACATGCAGCCTGAAGTTCGGTTTAACTTGTACAGCAAGGCGGAGCAAGTTGCTCTTGGCATGAGGCAGGCCAAGCAACTAGGTGCGGATGCTAAACGCCATTTTGAGAAGCAGGGTGTCACCAAGGAGGAGATGGAAGCCCTCGGGTTGACTGACCTTTTCAAGCAGAAGCGCGTTACCCAGCAGGAAATCATGGAGGCGATTGAGGATAATCGTCTGGTTCTCGAAGAAAAGCAGTCGAGTGAGCATGGTTATATTGGCGACCCTGATGTTGATTTTAAGACTGAGACTTTAAGCGCAGAAGAGGCGTACTACCCCGGCTATCTTGAAGAGCAAGCAAGAGAGCTTGTTAACTATAGCGGGATTGACAGGTCTGAATTTAATGCTGTTTTTGATAGCTGGGCCGAGAACAGTCCTTTTGGCATGGGGGACGGCCCCGAAGAATCTTTAGCGCTTGAAGCCGCGAAGTTTAAAAGGTTTGTTGACGGCGATTTAAATCTTGAGGACTTAAACAGCTCGCTTCAAAACGAAATAGTAGAGATCATGGAGGGTACTGCCGAGATCTTCTACGACGAAAATCCTGTAGAGATTATTAGCTTTACGCCCCAAGGCTCTAACACAACCTATCGTCTTATTGGTAATGAAGAGACGGGTTACGTTCCTCATGAGCAAGATCGCTCTGGAGAACGTCTGCCCGGCTTTAGGCGACCCAGAGCTATGATGGATGATTACGTCCCCGCCCAAGGGATTTATAGCCGCGATGAAGCAGAAGTCGCCCTTCGTTCTGCCGCTCAGGATCAAGGGGACTTGTCCGCAGGAGACGGCGGCACTCAGTGGTCTGACCACACGGTCCCCGGCGGGAAAAATTACACTGAGTATCGGTTTCAGTTAGATCCAGACAACGAAGAATTTTTTCGTGAATCCACCCACTTCGACGATGATGTTAACAACATTTTCCACATTAGAACCACGGATCGAGACGGCCCAGAAGGGGAAAAGGTTTTATTCGTTGAGGAAATTCAAAGTGATTGGGCGCAGTCTGGTCGCAACTATGGTTTTAAAGACCAGAGTTTGATTGATCAAAATCAAGCTTTGCTAGGATCGCAACTACCACAAGACATCAAATCGATGATTGTTGACGAGCAAAAGCTGCGCGACAGCGGCTTGCCCTTTGCGGGAGATATTGCTGAGGCTTTAGATCTTGCTGGATCTAGCACTTGGCAAACGAGATCTGTTAGAAAACTTATGGGCGCTCAAAGAGCGCTAGAAGATCTCAGGCCGAAATCGAGGATAGCCAAAAGATTTGTCGAAGAACGCGCTAAGACAATGAGCGATGACGACAAAATTCGGTGGATTGAAAGAAACATCCCAAGACTCCTTCCAGATGATATTGACCGGCTGAGTATGTCTGAAGCGGCACAACTTGAGCACAAAAAAAATATTTTAAGCAACTTTGACAAAGTTATTCAGAATAAAGCGATGTCAGAGCTTAGGTATGCAGAGGAGATGGGAGGAGTCTTTGGCACTGACAACAATACTGGAAAGCTTTTAAATAAAGTCAAAGAGGACATTGCTAAAGAAGATTCGCAAAAATTAATCGATGCTGGACTGCCAGAAAACATTGAACGTCTTCTTGACGCTGCTATTGAAAGAAATCGTCCTATGCTTAATGCCATCGAGAGCGAAACAGGAAGGCCTCAAGCTGCCCCATTTGTAACCAAGACTGACGGTTGGAACAAGCTTGCGGTTAAGCGGATCATGAATAAAGCCGCTAAAGAAGGCTATGACATGGTTGCCTTCTCCAGCGGTGATATTCAATTTGATCGCTGGAGAAACGAGGGTTTAAAGCAAGAATATGACGAAATTTTGCCGGGCATTATTAAAACTGTCGCAGGCAAGAAGCCTAACCTTAGAATTGAAGTTGGCGAAGGATCGGAACTTTATGAAGTTCCTGCAATCCGCCTTGATGACAAGGTTGGCAAGCAGACTGTCAGGGAGAGGTCTCTTTCTCCTCAGACCATGTTTAGCACTGGGGCGGGTATCACTGCTTTGGGGGCTGCGAGCCTATTAGCGCCAGAGCAAGCAGAAGCAGGCGGTATGGGCGTAAGATCAAGAAGAATGCCGGACGACGTTGCATTAAAAGCCGCCCCCAAGAAAGAATCCCCCGGCGTAGCATCCCTAGCAGGCCAACTAGGTTTAGGGGCTATGAGCGAAATTGGCGGGGCAATCCTCGGCGGGGCAGCGGGAGTTGGCGAGTACCTGCGAGGTTCTCGGTCTCCTATCCCGGCAACTGCTCAAAGCATTCGGGATGCTAACGAGGGTGTTTCTGATTTTGTCGGTGGTTTGTACGATGCTGGCCCAGAGGCCCAAGCGGTTGGTCAGGAGATCATGCAGGGTATTGGCGAGACGATTGCTCCGATTGCAGAATATGCGATGGAAGGCCCGATTATGGACGAGCGCGGTTTGAATATGTTGCCGCTCATTGCTCAGAAGCTTGGCATTCCTGCTTATCAGCTTGCAGAAATGTTGTTTAATAAACTGCCAGAACGAGAGCAAGAAGCGGCGATTAGTGCCTCTGACGCTTTTCTTTAGAGAATAACCTCCCTGAGATCCCCGCACTTGCGGTATAGGTGGAAGTAAGCGCCGTTGTTTTCTAACTTTCTGATCCGTGGTTCGATAACCTCGTCAAAGAGTTCTTCTGCGCACTGCCGGGTCTTGATGAAAGCGCCGATCCTGCCATCGTGGTGGTACTCTTCTAGCTCATAAACGTCTTGCATGGTGTTCTCTCCATAGGTTGAGTAAGTATTTTGCCTCTGGCCCTGCGTCGTGCTCGCGCTGCAGTGCCTTTCTGACGGCTTTTCTCTTTTCGTTCAAAGACTTATGTTTCATGTGAAACATTGTTCGGCTTATTGTCTCGAAGTATTTTTCCATTTCTTTTGGTCTCCGCTAGAATCTTTTCGAGTAAATCAACGATCTGCCCGTGGTTTTCTAAAACAACTTCAGCTTCTTCTTTGTCAAGCTCAATAATGATCTTGCTCATGGAGTATCTCCTATTCCGTGTTTATATGCAACAAATTATAATGTATTGCACAACGACTTACGGTGTGCTTTAATTCAGTTTCAATTACGAGGAGAGATTATGACCGCCCAAGAGAAGAAAGTGTATTACAACCGAGTCCGCCGCACCTGTAAGCTGCACGAGATTGAGATTGTTTATGATGGTGTGCCGAAGATGTACTGCGCCGTTGAGCTGGTCAAGGATGGCAGCGTGATGTTTGCTGACCGCGCCCTTGGCCGCAAGCCGCTCGACATTGATTGGAAGCGCCTGCACGAAGAGATGACCGATTATGGTTACAAGGGAGGAATCAAATGATCAGGCCTTATACCCAAATTAATGTGATTTACGGCTATTGCCGCGTATCCACGAAGGAGCAGTCCAAGTCCGGCGTCTCAGTTGAGACCCAGCAGTCTTTGATCAGCGAGTTTGTCCAGAACAAGTACAACCGCCCGGTCGATGAGTGGTTTATTGATGACGGCGTGAGCGGCACGATGGACATTCTTGAGCGTCCTGCCTCCCGAGCCATGACTGACGTGATGGATGAGTCCGACGTTATTGTCTGCACCCGCCTTGATCGACTGTCTCGATCAACTTCCGATTTACTATCGATGATTCCGGTTCTTCAGGAGACGAATATCACCCTGTTTTTCTGTGAGCAGTTTGGTGATATGCCCATCGTTTACCCCAAGTTTGAGGGTGAAAAAGGGCTTAAATCGCGGTTTGATATGTCAGACATGGCCAACAAGATCATGCTGATGGTATTATCGGCTGTGGCTGAGATTGAGCACGCCAACATCAAGGACCGCTTCGGTGAGGGCAAGGTTGACTGGGCCTCTCGCGGATTTTCTATCGGTGGGTCCGCGCCGTTTGGTTATACCTTCGACCCTGTGAAGATTGGTAACAAGACCCGCAAACGGCTTATTGAGCACCCTGAAGAGCAGCGCGTGTTGAAGTCGATCTACCGGCTGCAGTCTCGCGGACTGGGTAACCATCAGATTGCCAAGCAGATTAACAGCCTGTATCGGGATCAAAATATGTACGCTGCCAAGATAAAGCGTATCCTAAACCGTAAATATCAGGGCTTATCAAGCGCCGCATAAGGGTTTAATATGGGCATTCACATAGGAGTAGTTATGACTGCTTTAGAAGATATTCAACTAGCCATCACTAAGCTCGAAGCCTCGCTTGAGCAGGACTTCATGACGGACGCTGTGCGCGACATCATGACGACTGCGGTTGCTCATTTGCGAGATGCTGAGAGTCAACTGGTAGGCGGCTGATATGCAGGAAGGCTGGGGTCGCGGCACTTGGGGCTTAGGTGCGTGGGGGACTCCCCTTTATATTGATGTTCCGGTAACGGGTCAGCAGACAACTTCGGCGGTTGGCTCTATGACCGTTGTTGCTGGGGCGGTGGTTCAGCTCACCGGCCTGCAAATTAATTCAGGCCTTGGTGCCCCGACCGTTGACGCCGAAGCGAATGTCTACCCTGCGGGGAGGCAGATCAATTCTGCAGTCGGATCGCCAACGGTCAGGGCGGAATCCAATGTAACACTAACCGGCCAGTCGATCACGTCTGGTGTCGGTTCGATTTCTGTGGTAGCTGCGTCGATTGTTCAGCTTACTGGCGTTCAAACCACATCTGCTGTTGGCTCTCTAACGGTAGATGCTGAGGCAAATATTGCGCTTACCGGTCAGCAGATCACTTCCGCTCTCGGAACTGCTACCGTTAGAACGGTTAACAACGTATTCGTGACTGGCCAGCAAATAAATTCTGCACTTGGCGATGTCACAACAGTTGCCGGTTCGGTAGTTTCTTTAACTGGACAATCGGTTACAATTGGGCTAGGTACGCCTCTAGTCTGGGGCGAAATAGTACCGGGCCAAGACCCGAATTATAATGATATTGATACAAGTCAATCCGCAGGATACGCTGCGATTGATACGGCTCAGACCTCTGGATATTCAAATATAGACACATCGCAGAGTCCGAATTACAACCCAATCGATACCAGCCAAGACGCTGGTTATGATCAAATTGAAGCAGGGCGGGATGCTGCCTGAAGAAGAGGATAGAACATGGCAACTTATGTAAATGACTTGCGATTAACCGAGTTAGCGACTGGAGAGGGATCGGGAACTTGGGGCACAACCACAAACCAATCGCTTGAACTAATCGGCGAGGCTTTAGGCTACGCGACTCAGCAAGTGTTCGGTTCTGACGCAGACGCAACAACTACGATTGCCGATGGTGCGTCTGATCCTGCTCGCGCAATGTATTTCAAGATCACGTCAGCAGGAAGTTTGACCGCGACTAGGACTTGTACGATTGCGCCTAATACGGTATCTCGGGTTATGTTCATCGAGAACGCAACATCTGGTTCTCAATCGATTGCGATCTCTCAAGGGTCAGGCGCAAACGTCACAATCGCCACCGGCAAGACGGCAGTGGTTTATTTAGACGGAGCAGGCTCTGGTGCCGCAGTTGTTGACGCGATGGCTGGGGTTGATCCGGGTGTTA